ATAATTATTCCTTAATTTGTGTTACTGTTACGCCTGACTTTTCCAAAAACGTAATACCACTAGTATCCCTATAAGCGTTCCGATATAAAACGCTACCAATACCACTTTGGTAGATAAGTTTGGCACAATCCATACAGGGTGCGTGAGTAATGAACATGGTTGCTCCGTCACCGCTTTCGTTAGACTTTGCTAACTTCATCAGAGCATTCATCTCTGCATGAAGCACCTCTGGTTTTGTTTTGAGTCTGTAACGGCCTTGCATTGTGTTGCCATCAGCATCTAAGTAAGTGCCTTCGAATGGCCAACCTTCTAGAATTTCTTCTGCACTTAACCAACCGCCAGCACTGCACCATTCTACATTTTCGCAATCGTTATCCCAACCAGCAGGCATACCGTTGTAGCCATAGCTGATCACAGTATCGTCTTTGACCACAACAGCACCAACCTGCAGCCGCTTGGCATGACTCAGTTCTGCAGTACGACTAGCCCAGTCCATGTATAACTTTAAAAACTTTTCTTTCATTCTATTTCTAACCATGTGTGATCGCCCATATATTTTACCTGTGCTTGATATTCATACCAATCAGGTGGCCCACTAGACCAATCATTAGGTCCAGTTATAGCCAACACCATTTTTTCCTTACGAGTGTTCCACACCAACCAATATACATTGCCCATTACTACTTGAAACTGATATTCAGCAGCATGTACTGCATCAGTAATATCTAATCTACGTTTAATCTGTTCTGCTTGTTTTTCTAATACAGTAACAAGTTCCATAATACGATCATACTCTTGCTGGGCATACATCCTAGCATGATTAATCATTAAGTCTTTTTGTTTAGTAACAGGAACTAGATCAAAGTTAGGACCACCCGCTTCTGTTGGATACGGAGTTACATTTCTATTAAAAAATGGAATAAGTGTTCCGCCAACATTAGCATCAAAACTATTACGACCTTTTACTAAGTTAGACTTCTTAGTCACCCTAGTCTTGCCAATTTAACTAGAGTAGCTGCTAAGTTAATCTCGGAGTCAATAACTAATGTATGATCTACTAGTCCCTGCTTAATAATGATAATAGCACTGTCTTGATTCTTCTCATCACCAAAGACTTCCAAGTTATCATATAACCAGCGATAGACTTCTTCCATCTCTTCAGCACGAATCTTGCCACATAGGAACTTACGTGCTTCTGTAATTTTGCCTGCTTTAAACATGCCTACCATCTCAAACTTCCAGTCAGATTCACCGCCATCTGCTTTGTTAGGCGATACCAATGTACCTTCAGTTGAATTTTGTTGTACTAACTGAATACACTTGCGTAAGTCTGGGTATGCAACTTTTACATACAAGTCTAATGTGTCAAGATCAAAATCAATATTTTCTTCTACAAGGATAGTAGCAACACGAGCAGTATACTCTATCATGTCAGTACGTTCTACGTGAAAACCTTGACACCGACTGTGCAGTGCTGGAATAATACGATTAGGATAGTTACAAGTTAGAATGAACCGTGAAGTACTGTGATACTCTTCCATAACACCACGTAACGCTGCTTGCGCATTAGGACTTAGATAATCAGCCTCATCCAGCAATACAACTTTAAACGGACCAAACGGAATCATTTGTACAAAGTTTGTGATCTTATCACGAACATCATCAACTGAGTTAGTACGTGACGCATTAATTTCTAGTAGATCAAAATCTTCAATGCCAATCTCGTTGATAAGAATCTTAGCTAATGTAGTCTTGCCAATACCAGCAGCGCCACTTAGCAACAGGTGAGGAATACTTTTATCTTTAATCCAAGTATTAATCTGATTGCGTTGGTGTCCATCACGGAATACATAACCGTCTACTGTCTTAGGTCTCCACTTTTCTACCCATAGTTCTTTCATTCTTTTGCCTTGTTAATAATTTGTGTTGTAATTGGACTTATACGATGATCAATCAGCGATAAGTCATGCAGTCGATCTGCACATTTTCTAACATCGGAACTTAGTGGTCCTGTGCCAATTGCGTCTTCTATAAGCCTTGCGACATTATGCAGTGTGATCACAGCATCAACTAAGTCAATGTCTCTCATATAATCTTACCAAGAAATTCGTAAATTAGTTGATCTACCTCGGCCGAATAGTCTTTGCCCATTCTTCGTTTAACCCAAATAGCTTCTAGAACTTCTTGAGCATTGATATTGCTATCTACAGGCAATGCGCCTCGCAACTCTAACTCTTCTAAAAGATCGTCGGTGTCAAAGTCGCCAATATCAACATCAACTTCAACCTCTGTGTAGACAGTTTTGTATACCATTATACTACTTCCTCTACAATACCGAGTACTTCTGCTGCAATGAGCAATGCGCCAGCAACAAAAAAGTCGCCTTTCATTAAGTAACCTCCGGCAATAATTCGCAGTACGCTTTTTGCACAGCTGACATAGAAATGCCCACGGCTAGTATCTTTAGGTTGTACTTTTAAAACTTTTTCTGGAATAGGCATATTATTTTTCTCTTTATGATACACGTTTTATAAATTTTAGTGTTTTAAAAATTATCTTTGTTATAAATGCTAGTCTCAAATCCAGCTGTTAGATCTACGGTGTTGCCATTTTTAAAGAAGTTAATTATTTTATTTGCTAAAATTTTATGATTATTTTCTGAAAAATGATTATACCGATTGTCGCTAGTCTTGTTATAAAATGCGTCGGCTGTTTCTTTGCAGTCAAATTCAGTATTTGACGCATCAAACATAGTTCCTTCTACACCTCTGATATTATGAAATCCTGGTATAATCAATAATCGAACATTAATTTCTGCAAGCAACTTGGTTCTAAGAATTATTGCGTCACGCATTGCAATATAATGTATTATAAGACGATGATCAGAATATAAATATTTTTTATACATTTCTAATGCTTCGGTTACTTCTTTTGAAGCATGTACGCCTGGTTCGAATTTTGTAGATATATAGTTTCCCATATGCGGCTTATCTTCAAAAAACCATTCTCTATAATGTGAAGTAAGCTGTACTATAACATAGTCACCACTTTTAAATGACGGTTCACGACTTCTTAGGGTATGGAAAATATACTCATTGGCACATCCGAGCACAGATTCATTTACATGATTTCTAGAGCCAGTTAATTCTTCACTAACGATACTAGTCCAGTTTTTTTCTAACGGTAAGAAACTTACTATTCCGTTAGGACCAATTACTTCGCTCTTGTGTTCATGAGGTGTAGAAAAACTATCGCCAAATATATACAGCATTATTTTACGAACGCTGTTAGGTCAGGAGCAATCCATCCTAGTGGCTTAAGGACTTTACCATCTTCACGCTTACGAACCTTGCCAGTTTCTTTATCAATTTTAGCAAAGTTAGTTTTCATAACTTCTTTCCACGCACCTTCAGCATCAAAGCCAGCACTGTGAATAGCACCAATTGTAACAACTAAAATATCAATTAGCGCATCAAGAATCTCTACTCGATCTTTAGCAATGATTGCTTGATTTAATTCTTCTGCTTCTTCTTCAATTAGTTTCAAATACAAATTAAATTGATCAGTATTGCCTCTGCCCACTGTTTGGTCGCAGGCTTTCATAAATGTTTCTTGGTCTCTAAATGGATTCATCATAATCTCCGGTGTTTCTTGTTAATTGTTTCTATTCTTTCTAGTAGCTCAAGGTCTACGCTTTTGTCTATTGCTTCTGCTATTATAGCAGCTACATCCTTGGGAAAGCAACCGCCTCCCCACCCATATTGACCATCCGGTCCAGGAACATCCATATGCGTCTTACCAATCCGAGCTTCGTAAGTGGTTAGTGTTTTAAGATCGTGCCAATCAACTCCTTCTGCATCGGCTAGCAGTTTAAAGTCATTCATAAATGTCACTTTGGTTGCTAGGTAACTGTTCATCATGTATTTGTATAGTGATGCAGTTTTAATATCGGTGATAATAAACTTGTCATGTGAAAGTGGAACTCCTTCTCGAATTATATCTCGAGCTTTTTCACACCACTCGTGCCTGCCGCCCAGTACAAAATATGCAGCATTAGAGTAGTCTGCAACATTGTTAGCCGCAGTTAGAAATTCTGGGCAATAGACTATGTTAGGATATTCTTCTTGTAATCGAGCATATACACTAGGAGGTGCAGTAGTTTTGCAGATAATTGGTATTTGTTTGTTGATGTTTGCAAACAAAAGTTCTTTAAGAGTCTGTTCTAGAATACTTGTATCACACCGGCCGTCTTCTAGTGTAGAATCTACAGCTGGACTAGGTACACATACAAAGATACCATCGCAGTCTGTAAACTGATCTAATGATGCAGAGTCTTTTAGTTTAGGATCTCTAGTAACGGGATCGCTATGTCGATGTGCCCAGCCAATAGCTTGACCTACATATCCAAAACCGATGATACCAACACTCATATAAACCTTTATTGTTCAAGTGCTTTAATTATACGCTTCTTTTCTAGTTCTGTCAACCATTGTCTATTATTTCTTTGGGTCGATAAAGGTGACAAAGCCCGTGTTGTACTAGCATACTCACGGGCTTTAGGATGGATCTGCTAACAAACTCTTTTTGAAACCTATTACCCGATCTTAGATAAGTTTCCAGGCATAAAGTCTTCAGGATTAATATTCATGCTGCTACCATGACTGTATTCTTGCCCGATATAAAAGTCACTTGGTTTTTCATCAGCAACAGCAATGACCGATGCTACTTCAACCTTCTGGAATTCTTTTTCGCCTTCACCGTCATCAATCTTAATCTTACGAGTCCATCGACCGTGCTCGATTAATACCCATTGGCCTACCTTGACATCGAGTTCACATGCATTACCAACTTTGTAGACTTCTGCCCAACGAGGCTTAACACCGTGTGCTTTACCGTCATCACTGCCAACAATGATGCCGCCACTAGACTTTTGTTCACCCATATCCATATTGATTACTAGGATATCTTGCGCCAATGCGCGAACTTTAACTTTCTTAGCACTAAATGCAAATGTCATAGTTAACCTTTTTTACGAGTTAGGACATCTTCTTGAGCTGCCCTTGGATTAGCTTTGTAGTAATCTGCAAGGATCTGTTCACGTGTGCGAACAATTTTACCACCTTCACCTAGTTCGTCACCTCTGGCATTCATTCTTGCATTACCCACAGCCGGTTCAGTTTCGTGCTTCAACTGCAACTTTTCCATGTCAATTTCTTTTCCTCTAACGCTGGTATATAATTTACCCATTTTGATCTCCTTTAAAAAATTCTTCTATTGGTAGCTTGTATTTAATACTGTCTACCTTATGTACCCCTATTAAGTGGAGCACGTAACTTGCAACACTCGATCCACGACCTACGCCCCAAACTACATTATTGGCCCTGAGTGTATCAACAATATACTTCATAACATACAGTACATCATGCATACCATTTTTAATAAACAGATCTAATTCCAAACTAACTCGATCTCTCTGCTCGTCAGTCTCGCAACTGCCATAAAGAAATTCTACCAAATTAGGGTAGTAATCATCAGGAATAAACCAATGTGTTGGATCTACTGTAGTTGGTGGGATTGGATAATCTAAATACTCCCGTGATACTTGATTTAGATACTTGCTGATGTCGTTGGTAGTTTGACAGTGTTCCAGAATATCTGGACCATGCCGTAGTATACCTTCTATTAGTTGTTCTTCTGTATTAGTCCACATTAATCAATTGATCCAGATCGTTATCTAATTGTCCTTTAGACCTAGAGAGATAACGTTTAGTCATCTCTTCTTTGTATATTGTAACAAAAATTGCGAGCTGTGTCAAGAGGGCACGATTGCCTAAATGTGCTGCTGTAAAGTATTTTTTGTTCAGCTCAAGCAATTTGGCCTCGACCTCATTGTCTTTGAGCTGACTTAGATCACCTTCAAATGGATGCATTATGCAAATTCACCTAGATAGCGAACATAGATAGTATCTAGATCGTGTCTCCAACATTCGATGATAATTGGGCTAGCTGCACTTGCGGCAGTTAACGTAATTGCATCGGTACTAGTAGGCCAACCGCTCTTTTTAAACTGTGTTGCACCTGTTCCTGATAACGTAAATGTAACTGTATATTCATCACTAGCTGTTAGATCACTATAAAGTTCAAGAGTAACTTTAGTCACACTGGCTTTTTGAGCGTTGGTTTCTACAGGAACATTTCTAGGATCACCTGCAAAATTTAAAAAATCTACAGTAATATTTGATCCAACAGTATACACCTGATAGCCGCCACTTAGTGCATCAATAGTCAACGGTGCAACTAATGGCGATATTCTAGCATCATTAGTTTGTGTTCTAGCATTTGATAAAACAACATTTGATATTTTATTAATACCAAAATCGTTATCTACTCGATCAAGTCTTGCTACTGCCCCTAGAAGCTCATCAACTTCTATTTGTGCAGCACTAAGGCTAGTTTTTATAGTATCAAAGTTGTCTCTGAATACTTGTGTATCATTATCTTGTCCTGCAACAGGAAAGTTTTCGTTTATACTTAAATAATTTATACTGCTGCTAGTTGAAATTGTCATGGTAATTTTTCTCCGCGTTGTGGAAACGCAAGGTATTTATCCTCTATTTCCCCGTCAATAATATCTATTATATATCTATCTGCTGTGAAGTTGATAGATTTAAAATCGAATCCGTTTGCTTTAATTCTTGCTACAATAGTTTCAGCTTTTCCTGGTAGTGCATAACACAATGGAAGGGCTTTAGTATACCCTAGCTCGTATGAAGCAGCATCTTGAATACTACGCATCCATTGCGGCAAAAACTCTCTATCCTTTTCGCCGACTGCTGTAATCTGTTTTCGCATATTTCTTATACTGTTTGGAAATATACGTTGGTGATCGCTATCACTAACAAACGGTATATCGCTATCGACCTTGATAGAATCATAGCTAATCAATACCGGACTGTTAATTCTATCAGAAAGCTCTACAACTCTACTAATGCTTTTTCCGTTCTTTTCAAGATCATCAATAATCTCAACGTAGATTACTTCGTAGATGGTTTCTTGAGTATCAGCATCCTTTGCTTTGGCAATCCTTACATTACCAAACAATATCTGTTTACGGTAGTGATTACGACTCATTGCCTGTATATACTTTGCAGCTTGTGTACTTTCGATACCAGCATATACCAACATTTTAATGTCAGTCTGTATGCCAAAGTTTTGATCACCATATCGATAGATATCGTTAGGAGTAAAAATAGTAGAGTTTGTAATAAAGTTGTACCATTCTAATCGTTTACTTTTAGATTGGAATGCTTTTACATATAGGTTAGCAAAGGTCTTTGCGTTGTCTGCAATTACTGTAACAGAGAATGTTCTTAATACTTCTGCAAAATTGGCCGAATCTCTTGCCTTAACAACAAATGTAAATTTCTTATCAACTGTAGTAGTTGCCTCGTCGAAGGTAGTGTTATAAGATAGCACGCCATTATCAGAGTCAACGAATCTAGTTAGTCCAATACCTGCAGTATCTGCAAATTGTTTAACTTTTCCTTGGATAATACCAGTCGGCAAAAAAGTTAAACCCGGAGGCAATATTCCGCTAACAAGCTCATAGGAAACTCGCCCACCGTACAACAAACTTTTGGCCTCTACAAATAATTTACTTGGTTGATTTGGTTTAATAACTCCAAGATTGCTAGTAGAAATCCAGTTAACTGCACTTTCAATTTCACCTATGATATCAACAGTGAAGGTTTTTTCTGCAGACTCAACACCTCTAAACCAGTAAATAGACCCATCAATTGGCGTTTGGTTTCTATTGTCTTGAGAACATATCCAAATAAATCCTAAATATCGTACAGCTTGATTGGCTGCATAATTAGTTGAACTAGCCCAATCGCCCACTAGAGTGTAGGTTAAATTATTCAATGTCGCTGGATAATTTACAGCAAGCATTGTAAATGTATAAGTCTTTGTTACTGCGGCCTGGTAAGGTACTAGTCCAACAATTTCTCCAGTGATGCTATCTAATTCCATTCCGGGAGGAATTTCACTAACACTGTTATCCGGATTAGCCGACAGCAGGAAATATGTAATAGAACCGCTTAGTGTAGGCGGATCATATACATCTAAGAATATTGTTACGTAATTGTTAGCTCTAAATCTGCCAAGAACACTGCCAGTAATCCACAACGGTTTTCTGTCACCGGTGTTATCTGCTTGGAATAGATTTGTATCTACCTGTACAATGCTGTTATCGGCCTGTAAAAATTCTTCAGTAACAACATAAATTTTAAATAATCTATTAACACTATTAGCACCGTCACTTACCGCAACTACAAAATTATATGCTCTGCTTAATCTTCTAGGAATTTGACTAGGTTCGCTATAATCGTAGGTAACATTGTCATAGAAGTAATCATCAAAACCATTTGATCGAGCTTCAATATAGTCTAACGGAATATAATCCAACGGAGTAGTATCATACCCGCCTGAGGTAATATCGTTGTATTCCAGAGCAAATATAGGATCAGTAAATCCAGAAATGACACCGTCTCTTGATAATGTTAATCCGGGAGGTAGTTCGCCGCCCATTGGTACTAGAAAATATTCTAACACATCGCCAGCGGTTAAGTCAGTATCAGTTGCTGATAATTGAAAATCAACTCGAGCATTGTCAAGAACAAAGTAAGATTCGCCTGCACCTACATTTAAAAATCCTTCTCTAGTAACCCAGGAAGGTATATCTTCACCGTCTACTGATAATCCAAATGTTCGGTCCTCAATGTCAACGCCGTCATTAGCTCGAACAACAAATCTACTTTCTGTAAATTTTCGTACTTCCACAGGGCTACCAGTAACCCGTCCGTTGGTTAATCGCAATCCTCGAGGAAGTGCTCCTGCAATAAGTGTATATGTAACTGCAAGTTGATCGGTAGTTGCTGTGAGAGGAATATCTATAATCACTCGTTCGGTGATTATTCCTAAACTACCTGCTGGAGTAATCCAAGTTATCATTACTGGAAATCCTTAAGCCAATGTTCCGCAGTCTAATCCGTATCGAGAAGGCAGAGTAATAGTTCCAAAGTCTACATTTGATGCAGCTAGGGTCATTTGAATAGCGTTAGTAAACTCACCATTAAGCGGTCCAAAATCAAAAGTTTCTAAAATATCAGTTACTGGAATAATATTCCTGATAGATAATGTTGAACCAAATGCAGTAACTTCAATATCAGCTCTTCTAGTGCCTAGAGCAGGCGCTCCTGCAACAGTAATCTGACCAAATGTGCTGGCCAACATACTACCGCTGTCTGTGTCAAATCTTGTAAATGCATCAGGGGCAGTGGATCTAACTTCTAGAGTATTTGTATTATCGTCAATTGCAATGTTACGACCAGCAACAAGGTTTTTAAATTCTAAATCTGCACCAGTTTTTTGTTTAAAAACTCCTACACCTGTTAAGCCAACGTTTGTAGCAGTAATAGTTAATTGAGTACTTAAATCACTAAAGTTAGCATTTACTTTCTGAAAGGCTGAGCGTAGGTCATCGCCTAGTCCGTCGTTTACAACATTTCCGATATTAATTGTTTGTACTGTCATTATGCGCTCTCTTTAGTATATTTACCGTTATGCACCAGTAGCATTTAATGCCCTAACTGCTGCTGCCAATCTGTCTAACGCTGCTCCTACCGTAGTTGGGGCAGTTCCTGCCCAATCTCCGGCTGTGGTTGGAGTATATGTCGTAGCATACAGTTCTGTGAAGTTTGCATTGACTTTGGTAAAGGCAGCACGTAGGCTATCACCCTGTTTGTCATTTGCCGAAGCGCCTACGTTAATTGTTTGTTGTGTCATTTATTGCTCCGATTATACCAATGCTGCTATTGCTGTTTTAAATTCGGTAAAATCTGCACTTGCTGCTGCAATAGACTTTAATTGAGCTAAGTTAATAACTCTGCTGCCGTTAACTATTAATTCGTTTTCAATGTCCACATCACTGCTAAAAATTGTCTTAGGTGTTACAGTAATTGCTGAGCTGTCTGCACTATCAATTAATGTAGTAAAGATATTTCCAGTCACAGCTCCTGTAACATTTCCACTGAATGTGCCGGCAGTTAAAATGTTTGTAGAAGGATCATATGTTAAACTAGTATCAGTTCTAACATTTTTGTTACCAGTTGCAGTGTCAACAAAAGCAAGATAGTGGACGGCTGCTGTTGAATCTGTAGCAATTAATGTAACTGTTGTAGCAGTAGTTGCGGTATCTGCATTGCCAATTACATTGCCGGTTACATTGCCAATTACATTGCCAGTTACATTGCCAAATAAGTCACCGTAGAATACACCATCAACCGCATCAACCATAATACTACTATTATCTGCAAATACTGACCCTGTTAAATCAAACACCGGATCAATTGTAAATGTTACGGTGTCTGTGCCAGCATTTTGACTAAGTGTTATACCTTGACCTGTTAAAAAGTTTAATACACCGTTAACACTGTTAGCTTCAAGCGGGCTTCCGCTTAGTCCATTAGTAGTCACATATCTAAAAGCATTACCTGCAGGAGCAGCGTTTGTAATTGTAACAATGCCTGTAGCTGCATCAGTTGACACAATTAATGCTGCTGATCCAGGTTCAACACTTAACACTCCAGTATTGGTTAATGCAACACCTCCGGTTGACGTACTTACATTGATACCTACACCTTGAGTTCTGCCACTTGGCAATGCTGTGGTATTTGTAAGACTAGTAACACCTGTGTTTGTAAAAGTTACGTTTCCTGTCGCACTGCTTACGCTAATACCTGTGCCTGCCGTAGCTGCAACAACTCCATTGTTATTGATTGTAATAGTCTCTGATGCAGAATCAACACCGAGTGTTATAGCTGTTCCAGAGTTTAGCCCAAAAGAATTGCTACCATCAATAGCAATGATAGAAAAATTATTATCAACCTGTATTTCTTTAAAGAACGTTCTGTCTGGATCTTTAATTAGCAATCCATCTACTGTAGTTCCTGCCGGTAAATCTACGGTATATCCTATCCCTTTAATATGAGCAGTTCCTAACCATATGCCATTGATCGAATCTATATCGCTGTACTCGCCAAGATGGATAGATTTCCAATGATGAGTAGCATCTCCTATATTATATAAATTATCAGTGGCCGGACTTATATTAGTATCTAACGATTCAAATGCAAGCGGAGCAAGACCAGAGCCGTCTCCAATAGTAGCAACAAGGATATCAAAATTTTCATTAATCTTTGTAAATGCTTCTTGGACACTGCTCCACAATAGTGGAGGACTTCCTGGGTTTATATTATCGTTATATGCCATTATGTTCTCCCTACTGCAATTTCAATAGTTCCAATATGATCACTATCGTACTCAACAAGTGCCTTGCCTACTACTGTACCAACTTTAACATCGGAACCGGCAGCAACAGCAACGCCTGATATTCTAGAAGTCACTAACATGTCTCCCTTTTTAATTTTACCAACTACTCGACATGGCACACGACCTTGTAGAGCCACTAAGTTTTTAAATCCTGGACAAGCATCATACATAACAAACGCAGCAGTATCAGACACAACACCAGCAACTCTTGGATCGCCCTGCTTATCGGTTATAGTAACTTCCTTGTCACCACCAAACACTAATACAGTACCAACTTCATAGTCTTTATCACCTTCGTAGAATTCGGCCAAGTCGGCGGAGTAGGTTGATTGTAATCTAGATTCATTTGGGCTAGTTCCAGTTAATGTCCATCGTCCGGTAATAGTGCCGCTATCAGTATTACTGCCTGTAGTAATAGCTGTAGTTTGTATGCTTGAAACAGTAATCGGAGCAAAACTAACACCGTTCTGTGTCTTGAAGATATGTGAATCATTCCAGTAGTTAGTTGTTTTATCTGTAGCAAGAGAACCATTAGATATTAGTATACCACCTCCACTGTCGTATCCGTAGTATCTTAAGTACCCTCCAGTTGCAGTTGTAGCACCATCTATGGATAAGTTAGTATCGACTTTAACTTGAGAAATATCAATGTTACGTCCGCCAAAGTCGCCATTACTATCTCTAGCAATTAGTTTACTTGCCTCAACACTTGCACTAGATCCAGCAGCAGCTTCGATCATTACATAGTCGCCGTCTGAGCTAGAGCTTGAACCGTTTGTTCTACGTAAAATACCAGTACCGCTATATTGATTTTTCTTAACCGCAAGGCCTAAATCAATTACGTTTGCAAATGTTACTGCGCTTACATTAGCGGTATTTAACCCAGAATTGCCTAATACAGTCTTTGTAGCAATCTGTGCAATCTTTGTAATAACAAGTCCGTTATCCTTTACAGTTAGCCAACCATCAGTGGCAGTAAATTGCGCACTGTCAAAACTCGCTAGACCCAAATCAGCTTGAACAATACCTGTGGCATTAACACGAGCACTGGCAGCAGTCATTGCTAGTTTACTTTGCACAATTGCCGCATCTGATTTAACATCAGAGTTAATAATTGTATCGCTGTTAATCTGAATGTTTAAATCGCTACTGGTTCTAGTAGCAGTAACATCACCTGTGATAGTCACATTAATTGCTGCATCTCCAGATCCCGTAAACGATAATAGCTGTCCGGTTGTGGGTGTAGTAATTACTGTATTTTGAAAATTAGCAAAAGTTAAACTTTGTAAGTTAACAGCATCTTGGGGATTTACAGGATCTATAAGATTAGTAATCTTATTATTGTTGAGATTCATCGGGCCTTTCATACCTAACTGTCCGTCTAGAGACATAAAGCCTCCGGAAACTGTTGGGATTAATTGACTCGCCGTTACTGTTCCGCCATCATGTGTTATACCTAATCTTCGTTCGATATAGATACGTGCTGCATTTTCTGTTGGCACACTGTCAGTAGCATTGTCTGTAAAGCCACTGTCTGTTGAAAATTCACTTACTGGAACGCCTCGTTTAAAACCAATACCATCTAAGTTACTCAATGCAATTGACGCAGCAAATGTTACAGTACCTGTACCTTGATCGACTCGGAAGAATGGTCCAACACTGAAATTACCAAATTGGTCAGTGGTCACATAAAAGCAACGTCCAACATCTCGTTCATCAGTTTCTTGACTTGCGTTAACCGCGTTTACTGATGCTCCATAAATTTCGCTAGGATAGTTAGTATCTGCATAGGATCCTGTACCAATTTCTAACAAATCATGACTTGTTACACGAGTCAACGAAATACGAATAGTTAAACTACCAATAGCTCCGTTAGTTCTAATAGCCACTGCAGACTTAATTGTGTACGAATTTTGATAAGCAACTAGACTGTCGACTAACGGACGACTTAGAACAAGTCTTGCATACGATTTATTGGTTACTGCTTCACTTTGATAATTGTCAATAATATATTCCTCTCCGAGGAACACAAATTTACTACCTGCTACTCTGCTTCTTTCCTGAGCAGCCACCGGAATTACAGCAAATGTTAAGTTGCCAACTTGCCCTGTTACTTTCCCGACAGTCTGTGTTCCTGATTGAGTCCCAGAAGTGTCTTGTGCATCACCTCCTGGAGAGAAACTAATCTGGAATTGGTCAGTAGTTAACCCGGCACTTATTACGTGAAAATTGTTATTAGAAGTTACTCCGGTAGGCAGCACTCCGGTACTTTCAAACTTAATAACATCGCCTGCAACGAACCCGTGAGCAACTAGACTAATTACACTAGGAGCTGCTATAGAAATAGTACAGGTTCTACCAGTTGGGTAATCGTCTGTAAAGTCACCAGGTTGGTATATTGTTAAGTCGTTGTAATTATAATTCTCTCTGGTAGTAGTTCTAGTCAACCCATAAAGTTCATAACCAAATGTTCCACTACCCAATGCAGTTACGGCTACTGGAGTCCCATTTTTTAACGTTGCTACCTTAAATTCAGTTTCAGTTAGACCGTCTGTAAGAACCCAATAAAATTGATTGTCATTTGTCAACGGCGTAGGCAATACTCCTGTGTAAGTTAATCCTACAGGAGTTCCAGCAGTTGTGGTTATAGCTGAACCGCCAGGGGAGGCTGATAGTGTGAATGTTGTGGTACCATTAGTTGCAATGATATAGTAGACCACTTCATTAACGAACCCTGCAATACTACCAGTACCACTGTTAAACCCGTTAATAGTAATGCTGTTGCCTACGACTAGTGTAGTTGCACTACAACTAAACTGTCCAGCAGTGCCAGTAATTATTACATTGCGTAGTACTGGGTTAGATAATTGTAAGGTATAATTTTCTACTAGCTTGTGAGACTTAGCAGCTTGGATGTATAAGCTAGACCCGTCACCTAGTGTAGGACTAGCCCCGTCAACAGTTAGCGATAGATAGAATTGATTATATTCCGGAACGCCAATAACATAATATGTAGTGTCAGCAAGAAGACCGTTTGATGAACTTGTAGGAATAACTACGTCGCCTACTCTTAATTTATGATTACCACTAGTGGTACACAAATTTGTAGCGATATCGGTAATTGTTAGTAATATTTTAAATACAGCTGGATCAGCAACAGTGACGCTTACATCATATGGCGCATTTGAATCTGCATACTGAGTAAACTGCAAAACTCGATAGACGTTATCTTCAGTCTCTCTTAGTTTTAAACCAGTTGATGGTCTAACAGCAACTTCAGCTAAATCTCCAGTAAGTAATATCTGTCCGTTGTTTCTAATGGTTAGTACTGTGTCATTCGGTACTTGTGCAAATAATCCACCAATGGTAACCCCACCACCACCGCCAATGTTTAGTCTAGCAACACCAGCCGGCAAGTCAGCGGTTGTTACATTGCTGACTGGGTATCTATAAATTATGCCGCCATGATCAATTTCTAATTCACTACTGCCTAACGGAGTATATTCATATCCGTACACAAAGATGAATAAGCCATCTATTGTATTTGCATAAGTTGCTGATGGAAAATAACACTTAGCTCGTTGACTAAATTCTTCATAAACTGTAGTTGGTGTTGGAACTTCTAATGGATCCGCCCCTTCTGCAACTAGGGCATAATTACCATGGGCACTTGACCCACCAACACTTCGAATCTGTCCACCATTGATAGAATAGTATGAAATATGGCAGTAGTAGGTAAACATTGACACAGCTTCAATCAATCCGCCGTTTGTTGCCACTAGACCGTATCCTAAATCGTTAATTTGTGTAAAGTCATTTGACAGCATAGAACGGTTGCCAGGCATCAACAATTCATACTTACGTTGATAAGCAAATGTTCCAGTACCGCTTGATGTTGTAGCAACTTTTACAATTGATCCAAACGTTGCAGTTATGTTAAAGGTGTTATTGGTTAGACCGTCGGCAACTACATAATATTCTTTGTCTGCAATAATACCTGCAGGCAACCCGCCACCTGCACTTACTGAAAATATAATAGTAGCACCTGGTTGAAGTCGGTGCTCAACAACAGTAATAACAGCCGGATCACCATTGCTAATAGTACATGTTTGGCCACCAGCAGCCCTAATAAATGGTGTAGTTTCATCTAATACAAATGTAGCAGTTGAGCCAGCTGTACTGTACACAAAGTCTCTAACATAGTTAATACGGAATACACTATCATCTACCAAGAAGCTAGCTGGCAGTTTAGGTAAACGCTCAAGGCCGCTTACTGTTAGTCTGGTAAATGTAGCATCTGATGCATCGTGATCAAATTGCAAGTTACCGGTAAACCCGTCAACAAACTTGCCGCCTGCAAACACTTGTCTATTAGTTGATTGTGAAAAGCTGGCACACTCTTGAGCGTACGGAGACTTAGCCTGAACTTGCCCTTCAGGGTCAAGCACCAACATAAAGCCACCGTGTCCCTGCGCAGTAATTGCCTGCCAGCGGCAAGCATCGTTTGCAAGGAAAACGTCCATCTGATTGTTTTCTTTAGGATAGTTTACACTTCCTGACCCATCCATTACATCTTTAATGGCTGTGATTAAATCAGTTATTACCGTATCTGCATTAATTTCGGCAGCAAATGCTCTATCAATAGTTTGTGGATACAGTAATTGATAAGTTGTTGCAACTGCGGTATTAGTAATGACCTGTTGAATTAACTCGTTTAGGTGATCTATTGATGCTAGTGTTTCTGATAGTTGAGTAGTAATAGCAATACGAGCACTAGCACTTTGATAATATTTTAAACCAGCCGATATGGTTCTATTGTAATCACCGTATTCTAAGTCAAAAGTTAGGGCATCAATAATTAACCCAATGTCTCGTTTGCACAGATTAACATCATATTCGAAGGCAGTTGTAAACGGAGCTACATTATTAGCTATTTGATTAGCTATCCATCCGCTTACTTCTTCTTGCATGAACGAGCGATTTAATTGTATCAATGCGCTAGCCGCAATATAGTCACCTGGATTATTAATCTTTGGATACACTGGCTGACTTGGATCTTGAAGATAATGATAACCGAATGGCGAGTCAACCGCAGTAGTTAATCCGTCAATTACAAGATCTCTACGGAACTTTCGGAAGGCCCATGGACTTGAACTAGTTCCTATTCTTGGTCTAACAATACAACGACGAAATTCATTACCTACAATAGATACATTTTGTGGAACCTTTAGAGGATAATTTTCTTCGTAAACTCCACTTTCGACTAGAATAGTGATTTGAATACTTTTAGTAACGTCGCCGTATGCAACCGGTTCATCGATCTCAAACGCTCCTACCTTAATATCAACGTCAAATAATTCGTTACCTAAACTATCAAGTGAGCCGTCGTGTGCTAAAATTTGAGCCAATGCTCCGCTATTTTCGCCACGTAAGAATAAGCCTTCGCGGATGTCTCGACCTCGAATTGCTTGCGGAGTATTAGTAGTGACATCACCAGTGAAGTCTGTTCGTTGACCGTCTGTGAAGATAGCAAATCGAGGAAGGTTAACTTCTAATGAGGGCAACGTAGTAAATCCAGAACCTTGATCTGTAATAGTAACACTAGAAATAGTGCCACCACTAACCACAGCGGTACCAAATGCACCAGCACCACTACCTCCGGCAATTCGAACAGAAACTAAACTATACCCAGATCCCACATTTGTAATACTAATACTATTAACTTTATACGTAATATTAAACGTTGCGCCGGCACCAATTGCACTAATTCCTGCTGGTGCAGCCGATGTACTAATAGTTGTTGCATTACCAACTGCACCAGGCAACCCTGAATATACTCCAGTTGAAATAATCCTAAAAGTTGAAATAGCCCCGGGAGTAGTTAATGTGGATAACACTTCAATAGTCGCAGCAGCGCCGCCGACTGGAATAGCGCCTCCGGTAACTGTTAAAATATCTCCAACAAAGTAGTTGGTACCGACACTGTTAATTACTAACGTGTCCACACTCATTCGGACTTCGCCTGCAAATCCTGAACCGGATTCGGGACTTGTTTCGATACTTGATAATGTACAAGTATTAACACCATTATCGTAGGTTAATAGTTTCTTGTATGGGCCAATCTCTAGCTTTGATTCTAATACTAACTCTTCAGCTCGGCGAAGTGCTGCTTCTAATGTTTTATAGGCATATGCTAATGCACGACCTTGTAGTGCTTTACTAACACCAACTCGAGCATCTTGCCCAGAGGTTGCAACATACAAGTTTGCCACGCTACCAAAAGATGAATTATCGACATATCGTTTTGTTGCAGCAACAAGACCGTTGTAGTTAACGTCGTCATCTGGTTCCGGATCTCGAGAAAGAATTAGCGGACCGCCCATACGTCCAAATGCAGAACTTACTAACCCTGTTGCTGGGTCGATAGCAGTTGCTCCGCCTAGTGAAATTTTGCCGTCAACATATCCTTTGTTAGCAGCTAATCTAACGGCTGTTGATGCAGACTCATTATGATCTGCTGAAAGCTGCTCTCTAGCATCGATAACTTCAGCTTGAACACGCAGATCTGGCAGGTTGCCAATAGGGTGTATTTTACCGCCGAAGAATGCATTTAGTGATCCTCCTAGCGCCGGAAACGTGTCTGATGAAATTGACGAGAACGCTGAGTTAAGAGTAATTTCATTTTCGTTGGTAGTATAGTCAATAGTAATACCTGTTCCGCCTTTTAGAGACTTGAACGTGACTCCTGACTCGGTATTGTTAACTGTTACTAGTGGAGTAAGCCCAGTTTCTGGATCATTCTGTCCAACATACGAAACTGGAGAATCATCTAATCCAATAAAGGTTAGTTTTTCACCGAGTCCAAGTGAACTGTATAGTTCTCTAAAGTTGTCGTTTACTTTTCTAAACGAGTCGCGAATACTATCGCCTGTGCCGTCGTTACCTACAACGCCTACGTCAATTTGTTTACGGGCCATGTTTAATCCTAAGAAATATGGTTACTCTACTATTTAGCCCGAAGTTTTATAAACCTAATGTAAATACAGTATGTTCCTTACTACACAAACAGAAATAATTCAGCATACTAGAACTAGCAAACTAGGCAATGCTCATACATACAGCCGTCAGAAAACAACAGCACTATTTCGTTGCGACAACTGTGATACTAACTTTACTAGAGAGTTGAAGAAAATAGATCGTAAGAGATTAAGTAATAACTATTTTCACGTTTGCTCAAGCTGTGATGCTAAAAGATTTGCACAGCGTATTGGAGTAGAGCAGAAAAAGATTTGGGACTTGCCAGCTAGCACCACTTTACCGGTGGGTAAGTATTAATCTAGTGTAAATAGAAGTCCTAAGGAGATTTCGATATGATCGGATTTATTAAAAAACTATTTGGCGTTAAGTCACCAGAAGCAACAACGCCAGTTATCAACCCCGCAGTAGACGCAGCTAATTCAGCACCGTATAAAGTACCAGAGCCCGCAGCTATTACACCAATTCCGCTAGTAGCCAAAATTACGCCAAAGAAAAAGCCGGTACCTAAAAAGCAACAATTTGCTAAGAAAGCACCAGCTGTTAAAGCACCAGCTAAAAAGACAGTACCAAAAAAATCAAAGCCCGCGGCTTAATCGCTGTTGGTATAAAGTAGAACTCGAAATATTTTTACCTTTTGATTCACACATAATATCGTGTGTATCTGAAAAGCTCAGAGCCCAATCGTTCACTGCTGTATTCCAGTAAAAGTTCGAGTGTGCTCGGAGCTTTTGCTTTTTGTAGCCCTGTGTTAATAGAGATGGAAGATCAGGAATGATATTCTCAGGGTGATCGACTAACCAGTCTTCTCGTGATACACTATAATGAATAACAGGGCGGACACCGCGCCAGCTATCGATCACACGCTTACATCTATCGTCGGAGGCTTGAATGTACTCTCCTGTACGGATCCAGTGGTGGTGTATGTCAAGCACAAGGGCGCAGTGCTTTTCAAGTTCGAGACTGCTTTCGATTCCCCAACACATTTCGTCGTTTTCGATAGTGATACAGTTTCTTGCTTCTGGGGACAATCTTGGGAGGACGTCGATAATACCTTGGGGACCTTTTCGACCCGATATGTGTACATTGATCTTAAAGTCCTGGAAACTCTTGCCGTATCCCATCCAGCGAACCATGTCTGTATGATATTCAAATTCCTCTATAGATCTCTCTACAATCTCCGGAGTTTCTGATGCTAGTACAGTAAACTGGCCGGGATGCATAGATAAGCGAACATTCTTCTTTCGAGCTAACTCGCCAACTTCTCCAAATGCTTTTTCGCAATATGCTCGTACATCGGCACTCTTCCAATACTTACCCCAAACTGACTGAGTATAAACAGGAAGGATATCGCTGCTGAGCCGTACCATTCTAAGATTTTCATCAAGGTCTCCTACGCGATCAACCAGCTTGCGAACTGCTTCGATATTGCCTACCATTAGATCATAGAGCTTTTGTTCTGCTACTTGCTTTGTTTGTCTATTTAACCAGGCCACTGTAGTGCTGCCTGTGTTCAATGCCTTGCATTCGTCCGTAGGTTTAATCCCTTTTATTTGATCAGGGCGATCAATCCATTTACAAGCAAAGCCAATTCGTTTAATCATGATTTATTATGTCCGGAGTTATTAGGTCAATTGTGTTTACTACAGTCTTACCTGCATAGATAACAGTGGATGCAGTTACATCCACAACAGCTACCACGGTAGAGCAACCAGTAAGAGCTAAGGATACAACTAATAGATATGCTGTAACTTTCATTAATATAACTGTGGTTCATTTGTGGGCTTACCTTGCAAAGCCATCCAAATCTCTTCTGCTTCGGTAAGGATAATTTCGTAATCTGCTAATATCGATCTACGAGTCTGTTCGGGCAAATTGCACCAAACTTCAACATTGTTGTAGCTACCTTTTGTTTCAGGAGGCATACATTCTTCGATCCAATCGGCTAATGCTTTAAATGCTTCTACAGTATTGTTAGGATGACTAGCACCAATAGCACGGCGAAAGTCGTTGGCTAGAACTGCTGTAAAACAACTGCCAGGATTAAATCCGTGTACAATATAGTTGTACATAGGGTCAGCAAAGTCCTTGGGCACTGCCCAACGTTCAAAAGTTTTTAGGATTTTATTGCGGCTGTACTGTGTTAGTTTCATCTTTTACTTTCACTGAGATAAAATTAGCAAGGCGGAAACTACGCCATTCTTTTTTGTCCGTACACCAGACATTCATAATATCCGGATTAGGCTTCTTTACTTTGGCAACTTCGCCTTCTGTAAGTACTTTGGGTTCAGGAGTTGGCGGAACAATGTCTGCACGTAGAGTGCAGGGCATTTCGCGCTGCTCGCCATTAATTTTGGTAAACATAATTACGCACTCGTTTTCAAGAAGCAGAGTGTGTAAAGCTTCGGAAGTAATAGTATTTGTCATACTACTATTATAGCACAATTACTTCCAGTTGTCAACTACAAATTTATCTTTAACATCCTGCGGTTTTGGATCACCGTGGAATACTGTGACACAACAGTCTTTTGGAGGATCAATTGAGTTTTGGGTTGTTTTGAATTGTCGCTTGCCGTTTAATACTACGAGCTCTTCTCGACTGCGTATTTCCCACTTGTAACTCTGTATCCAGGTCTTTGGCCAAAACTTAATACGGTCTTTTGCCAACTTCCAAATCCAATCTTGATCCCCGGGAAGTTTCATAGCAGCTTTTGGATCTGCCTTAAATTGTTCCCAGATAAAGTTTTGAGTTCCGTGGTTCCAGCACATAGTGGAACTGTTTAGGCTATTCCAATTTGCATAAAACTTTCTGTTAAAATCGTGGATGCCTAAAAAATCATTAGATCTTTCAGTAACTAATTTATCAATATTATTGTGTATAACAATGTCTAGATCAAAGTATAAAATTCTGCCCGATAACGAAAGAGCAGGATCGAACATGTGAACTTTATGCCACCAACCTCGAGCATAGTTTGCATTTGGTTGTACAATACTTCTAACACCTTCTATACACTGGTGATCATCAGTTAGACAAACAAACTCGTACGGAACGGTCATATGTCTAGAGACCATATTTCTAAGTCTTTCTACATACTCCCGTCCGTATCGCGTACCAAATCTAACACAGATAACAGTTACTTTAGTTAAACAACTAGCATCAACAGTAGTAGTTGGCTGACTAACTTCGACCAATTTAGCCAAACTTTTCCTCAGTCGTTTTTGTTCTTTAGTTTCCAGTATTACCAATGTCTAACTACTCCTGCAATAATAAACCACCGTGTTCATTAAGCCTCGTAAACTGCGCTGTTGGAACCATGTTCTGCGCACTCAACTCGTACACAATAACAACGATTATTAGTCTTTTCGCGTATCAGTGCGTCGGCAAAGTTGAATGCATGTTCTGCAAACTTCTCTGCACCTACACCATCAAAGATTCTAATCTCTACCAGATCTAATGCTTCTAGTTCTTTAAATTTTTCTAAATGTGGATCTTGTTTATCCAATGCCAGTTTGTGATCAAAGTGATCTTCGAGCCATGCCTTAAGCGGTTTAAGTCCACCGAAGTCTACTGCCCAGTTCTTGTCATCTAATTTATCACATCCAAAGGTAAATGTAAACGCTAAACTGTAACCATGTAACAAATGACAGTGACTGTGATCTGCGTTAGGTTGACGGAATACCGCTGACAGCCCAATGTTGTGTCCGTAATGTTTTATTGAATAAAATTTTGCCATCTCTAGTCTCCTTAATGAATGAGCAAGTTTGACGACATGCAGAGTTTATATAGCGGGATGAATGACGTAGAAGTCCGCTGTGTGTATGTGTTATGTACTATTATATAGTACCGGTATTTATAAGTCAACCTTAAAGTTGTCCAATGATATGAAATCTACATTAGGTCTCTTCCACATTGGAGGTAGCTGCCACTTAGATTCATTAACTACTGTAAATGTAGTTTCTGGAAAGTGTTTAAACACTTTTGATATTTGATAGACCCAATAGTTGTAGTCTACAGCCTGCGTATCTGGCTTAGAATAGTTTTGGGTACCTTTGTACAAATTATTGACTTTATTGTTCATTGGATAAAGATCGAACCCAACTAAGGAAATATTTTTGTATCCTAGACTAGCAGCTAGTAATATTGCGTATCCACCACTGCCCCAATGTGATGGTTGATCTTTTTTTTCTTCTCCCGTGTAAGGCAGAGAAGGAACGAGATGTGTTCGTTTGTCTTTTTGTATCTTTCGATAGTACTTGAACCAATCTTCCCTAACATAGATAAGAGTATACTTTGTATTAGGACTGCTAACCGCTTCCTCTACCATACGTCTATCGCAACAGACAAGATGATCCATTATTGCATCGCGATGAATAGCATTACATCCGATAAGAGTGTTAGATGATTTTAATAAAGAAGGGTCAATGTTTTTACGGCTTTCGCCATTGCCAAATACTACAGCATTCACTTTATTTTATTTCGCCGAATGGATTCCACATACCAGGATTCCCACCCTTAATGCAGATCCACCCTACATATCCTCTAGGCTGTGGGTTTGAATTCCAAACAATGTCACCTTGATTATAGCTGCCGCTATCCGGATAAGCTCTGCCTTTTAAGTGCAGAGTATCATTAAATTTAATTGCGCCACCTACATGTAACTCTGCACGTGGATCAATAGTTCCTACATTAATTCCTAAAGACCCAGTTACAGTAACTTTAATTGGCCCATTATTTTTATTACCTAATTCAATATCGCCGCCGGCTTTGACAATTAATCGAGCAGTGTTATCAGTTACTATTTCTAAATCAGCACTGTTAAAGGTGCCTATACCTCCTTTAGTACTTTGTCTAGATCCCAAAACAAGTTCAACACCTTCGTCAGCAATGCTAAAGGCTGCATTAGGTTGGTCAGTGCCAAGCCCTAATCTATCAGCAGTTGCATTAAAAAACAAATAACTGTTAACGCTGAACCCGCCATCGACTACTAGTCCTTTTAATCGACCGACTTCACGAAGATTACTTTTAGTAATGCTTGCTCCCAGAGCCTTATCACTAAGAACCTCAACTCCATCAATTGATAATGTTTTATTTTTAGCAAGCACAATAGATTCAGAACTAAAAAACTGATTAGGTTGATATACAAACTGTTTTGTGTTTCCGCTGCCTGCCCAAATTAGTCCCTTGCCTTCGATGTCGCCGTTAAACTTTAAGTAAGATAACTCAACAATGTTAGTGTCTTGATTTTTTGTAGCAAGGATATCTTTAAGAAGTACTGCTAACGAATCTATATTTTGATCTTGAGTGGCCATTTTAATTTCCAATTTTACCAAACGGAGCCCATATTCCTGGACTGCCTGCTTGCACACATACCCACCCAATAAACGTATTTTGTTTAGGTTCCGAGTTCCAAACTATATCACCTTGATTGTATGCACCTGCTGTGGGATATGCTCTGTCATACTTTTGAAGTTTGCCATTAAATTTAACAGCACCATTAACGTGTAGATCAACTTCTGGATCTGGCATAGCTACTTTGATTGATAGCCTACCGTGAACACTAACCTGCACTGGCGGTCGATCCGTATTACCTAATTGAATGCTACCATTGGCACTAATACCAATCCTTGATGTGTTGTCTGTTACAATATCAACTGCATGACTAGCAAAGGTTCCCACTACTCCTCGATTTTCTTTAGTCCCAATTAGAACTTCAATTCCGTCTTCGGCAACACTTAGCGCAGCATTAGGTTGATCAGTACCGAGCCCCAGACGATCAGCAGTACCGTTAAAGAACATATAGTTGTTAACACTTAGTGATCCGTCAACTAACAATCCTTTTAATCGACCAACTTCGCGAAGATTACTTTTAGTGACACTTGCACCTAGTTCGATACCGTCCAACACTTTAACGCCGTTCATGGACAAATACTTGTCTTTAGCAATATCAATTATTTCTGAACTAAAAAATTTGTCAGGTCCGCTATTAAACACAAACTGTTTAGTGGATCCCTGACCTTTCCATAACAGTCCCTTACCGTAAACTTCTTTACCAGCAAATGTTACAGATTGATCTTTTTCATATTGTATGTTAGCTTTTAATTGCTTTACTTCGAGGACATCGACTATAATGGTGTTAGCAGTTAACGAGTCAACTGTACCGTTAATTATAATGCCGCTATCTGTAATAACAAGTTGTTCTTTAGTTGCAGAATCAGTAATCCCGGCACTGGCAAACTTTAGTATTTTTCCGCCAGCAATATGATCTCCACTAAGCGCTCGCTTGGGAAGTTGGCTAGCTAGTTCTAGCGGAGTAAGTGATTTAACAACGTTCGGTTCTTGGCTTTTTAGGGCATCGCCGAGGGCTGCAAGTGCTTGATCAAGGTTCTTATTGTTCATAGTAAGGTATTTATCAATAAATGAAAAGCGGGCACCTGGCCCGCTTTTCTACCCTACTAGAACAATTATGCTACTTTAAGTAGGATAATCTCTTCGTTGATGCGTCCGTTCATCTTAGTGTCAGTTGCATTAATGTCGTCTAAGAACTTGCGTAGTGCAATCTTGCCTGCTGCCTTGAACTCTCTCAGCTTTTCTTCAGGCTTACGAATAGTCTTTTGCACACTTTTAACCTCATCGAAGTTGATAATTGTGGTACCTTTAATACTTAATGTATTAAATTCAGTAGCAACATACTTGCCGATCTTGCGTGACTTACTGTTATACGTCCACAGTTCCTGAGCACCAATCACATCTTCCGGGTTGATACTTACTAGCTTCAACGGCTCATCTGTTTTCTTGTACTTGAGCTTAGAAACAACCTTACTCTTATCAGTCGGCTTCTTAGCCCGTGGCGCACGATTAACTTTAGCTTCTTGTCCGAGCATGTCGCAGGCACTGATAATCTCTTGATAGAAAGCGGTGATCTTCTTCAACTGCGCCTTACTCAGATGACTATACCCTTCTTTAAGTTGCGCATCATTGGTACCGGTAGCCTCGACAAGTTCTTGTAAATCACGAACGTAAAAGTTCTTAATGATACGAGAATGAGCTGCTTTAGCACCTTTGGCTTTGAGCAAGTTAAGCATCTTAAATGCTTTTTGGTCAAACGCATCTGGATCTGTTTGGAACATCTCAATAGCGTCTTCAATTTCTGTAGTCATTGCAATGGCACTATCACGTACTCGTTCCTGAATACTAGGAACATACACATTAGGCTTATCGGCCTTTGCTGCTTCTGCTACAGCGTCTTCATCGATGTCATGCTTACTTTCTACAAGTACACTTTGTATAGAATTCTTAAGCCAGTCCGCCGAACTACGACCTTTGTTCCAATCTGCACGTTGTTCTGGCATACCGTTAAGCAAGCAGACAGCAATAGCACCCATCACAGGCGAACACCGACTGTCTTTGGATTTCTTAAAGTTTGCAATATCTACTTTAGTGTAACCGTTAGCACTCATCCAATTGATAACTTTTGGCTTTAGTTCTTTACCACTAGATTCCATACGATACCATTCCATACTAATACGGAAATGTCTAGCATACTGATCAGCTGATAGCCCACTAATATTATCCCACTTTGGGCTTAGATCTTTACCAATTTTTGCACGAACTTGTGCCAAGTGTTTTGCTTTAGTTGCCATGTTTGCTCCTAGTATCGTTTAACAATATGTATATTATAACATCGTTTTGGTACATTGTCAACCATGCTCAAAGCGTTGTACTTCTGACAAGTCACCGTCTTTATTTTCTTGATACACTGTTGCAAACAGGTAGCCTTGACCTAATAATGATTCTGCTATTTCACATGCCTGCTTTCGACTTGCAGTTGTTTCTTGTAGTTCTTCATGACCGTCTTCGGCTTCCGCCCAAACTTCATATAGTTCGAAGTTCATTTTAAATTATTATCCCCTAAAATTAATAGTTATCTAAATCTGCAGATAACACGCGCCAACTGAGCTTTTTTAAGTCGTTTTCAATTTCTTGAGTAACAACACCTTCCGACACATAGGCTTGTGTTTCTAAATAGCGTTCCTTTTCTTCAAAGGATAAGTTGTCTACTTCTTCTTGAGATCGAGAAAGATCCTTAATACCGCTGCAATACCAATTGATGTAATCACCCTTCTGTTGCATACTTGCAACAATACCGCCAACATAGCGCCACGATCTACTCCAAGTTTCGTCTTTCAAAATAGGAATAACCTCTAACTTTTGGAAGTCTCTGTTACACATAGCTGCATATAGATTTTGAGCATAGACTGCACTTTCGCGAACTTTTTCTAAAATCCAATCAGTAGTGAGCAGATCATATTCGAGATTATTTTCTCGACTCTTAGGATCATCGAACTTATTCTCTTCTTCTTCTAGAATTCGATCAAACATATCTAGATAATCGTCGTTAACGGGCTCGCCTTTTTCAAGTTGGCGCTTAACGTATCCATTCTTTTGAAAGGTGTGTCGGTCAGGACTTTTTGAAATTTTTGACATCTTGCACTGCTTTCTTTAGAGTTTCTGCATAGTTAACTGCCTGTTGTTCAGTCATAATAATGTTGGCTTCATATTCAACATAACCTTTGGTAAGCACCCGCCAAATGACCTGCCAGCGATTGAGACTCCACGGTTTGGATTTTTGTGTTGTGTAGGTTGTGACTGTGACATCACACTCATCTGCTTCAACCCATACCGTATGATCGTGATCCTCTTGATGACATTGACAAACTATTTGATAACACATTGCATCACCCCAAGTGCTACGTTTAAGAATGCCTTCTGCCGGAGTTTGAGTTTTCATTGATAATATTGTAGGTCAATAGTCAGTGCTTGTACTCTATCAATGATAGAGTTCATTTACTTCTTGATCGTTGATGTCTGTATTCACGTTTTAACCACCATTTGTAAGTGTTCCAGTATTGCTTTATTGTAGCAGGTTCTTGGCTGTATGTCAATCTTTCTTCGCAGTTATCAATCCAAATATTCCTAACCCAACCCCGAAATTTAGAATCTTTTAAGTCCATAGTGAACCTCGAATTTTAATAAGACGAATCAACATTGCTTCGTCTTCTTTTTCGTACGCCGCCTCAATCTTTCGCAATAGCTTATGTGTATTATTGCTCATCTTTTTAAGTGCAGGAGTTTTGTCACTGCTCATCCAACTCATCTTGCCACCGTTGGCTTCTCGGCTAGCTTCACAGTAAGCAGTCCAACCACTTGCATCGTATGGGTCCGGACGATTTGGATAAGTCACAGTCCACCAAATGTACAGCTCCTTGATCTCTTTTGCACGTTCTGCTTGCGAAGTTGGCTTGCCGTAGTCTTTGTGATTTTCTTCTACACCCCAGTCCTTGCCCATGGTAAGAGTCATTGCCCAGTCAAGATGATCTAATCCTGCTTGCGCACAACGCCACGTTCTCCAGCGCCACCACCCTGATGCCCAGAACGGTGCCGCATATTTTGCACGGTCTTCTTTGTTGCCCCAGGCAATATGACTCCATGCTGATTCTATTTCCACAAAGTCCACAAGCTCGTTAAAAAGACAAGGAAGGAAACGATTACCAACATCTTGCCATTGCCCAGGCTTGATGTCTCTACTGTGTGCAGTAAGGCTATTGGTGCGAGTGACCCAGCGATTGTTAACATAATACTTGACAGCATAGATTCCTCTAGCAGGTGCAGTAACAAAATCTTGAATATGACCAAGTGCTTCCTCGGCTATCCAGTAGCGGAAATTGTGTTTCATTTGAGCCTGAGTAGTCCAGTCGTCCCATTCTTCAGCGGTACCAGCACTGAGTTTCTTAGTGCCGCGAAGCCAATCTGCAAAAGTAGTGCAACTCCAGTATCTAATATGTTGTGCCATTTATAACCTCTCTAGTTAAAACTATTATACAGTCTATTTCTTACGTTGTCAAATCTTTCTTTGGTAGCCGGCTAGGTTTAGCATGATACTATATTGTTCATATGCATTCTTGACAGCAGCGTTAGTAAACCGATAATGAGCCTCTTCGCGCTCTTTGTCCATAAGCAGCTCAAACATATCTCTAGAATGGTCACTGTTTCTAAAATTCATAAAACGATTTTCCATTTCTACCAGCGTGTTCAACCTGCTTTCCGGAATCTCAACGGTGTAGAGCTTCTCAGTCTGCAGGTCCATGTCATCTCGAATGATGCTGGCATTTAAAGGTTCTGTGAAGAACTGCGGTCTGCGATATCTTGCAAACCGTTTCTGATCATCAACAATCCTAACTTCATAGTTCTTGCAGAACTTGTTTAATTGTTCTGTCATTTTGCTGCAAGCACCCATTGTGCTAATAGTTTTTTCATGTTAGTTTCCTTTAGTTAATTGTTTATGTGTTTTCTAACTAAGCTAACTACATTCTTGGCTGTAGCAGGACTCAGTGTCCATCCCAAATGTCCGTGTCCAGTGTGGTAAAACACTTTAGGATTGTTCTTACTCTGTGCTACAATAGGCATCATGTTTGGTGTCATGGGACGCAAACATGCCCACGGGGAATAGTCATGTGTATTAATCTTGGGAAAGTTAGTATGCACCCAATCCAACAGCGGTTTAATACGATCATGCCGTATATCATAGTTCTCACCAGTTAGTTCGGCAGTTCCAGCAACAC